TCTTTGTCTAACTTACTGAAGAGATTCACAGCAACCCGCCCAACTGTGGGTATGTATTTCGGATCAATTCCTAGTGTGTCGCACATGTTGCGAATTGCTCCGAGTTGTTTAAGAGCAATAGCACTCGAACGATAACGAGATTCGATGAGAAGAAAGTCTGACATATATACCGATTCGGATACCCCAATAATCGGTTTGTCTTTTTTATTCTTCTTAAGTGAATCGATTTTCGTATGCACTTGCTGGTCTACCAAAGCAACGTACAAATGATCTGCAAGAGCGAGTCTTGAATCTTTATCGACTGTATTCGCTCGGTCTTTGTCCTTCATCCAAGCCTCTGCAAGTTTCATGCCGTCCTGCGTGAGCTTGTGAGCTTGCATTCGGGCTTGCTTTTCCTGCGTCTTAATCTTGGCGACTGTTCTAGCTTCACTTTGAATATTTTTTATTTTTGTAGCCATGTTGATAACTACCTTTCTAGCCTTACGGCTGTTGCTTGTCGCATTGCGACAATGTAAAAAAAAAAGATAAAACAATTTTATGCTTATTCACTTGTCAAAGAGCAAGCCCCATTATAGACGATGCTCCAAGGGATGCAACCCCTACGGGCTACTATTTATATCGGATTTATTACTATTTCTTCTCCAGTAATTCCCAACAATTCCGCAAGAAACCACTATCACAAAATCGCTCCCGTTGGTCGGTTAGTGGAACGCCCCTGCTATGCTTCGCATGCGGGGCTATCCCGTGGTTGTCGTAGTCCGACAATAAACACCCCGAAGGACGAACAACCGCCCTAGAATCGAGGCTTAGGCATTTGACGATCAAGAGGGTTGTAGTATCCCTCAGAATGGCTAGGAATAAAGAGCATACAGCCCGCCTGTGTCGCATTCTGTGACGTGTTAGGCTAGGCAAGACCACCCCCCACGGGGGTAATCCTGCGACTGATATCCCTTTCTTAGGTTCTCAGATTTTTTTGTCAAAACATTTGAGGAGCATTTTCCCGGAGTAACTTAGTTACACTCTGGATGCACCCTCGGGGTATAGCATTGGTAGACCCCACGGAATCTAATGAGTCGGCAATAGTAGAAACAACAACGATATACTCAGGAGTTTCTTTCAAAAGAAACCCTACAGTCTTCATAGAAGTAGGAGCATACTCTTCAGCTTCCTTCATATCCAACCAAGCACCATCGTGACTTGTGATATCCAACCATTCTACTTGCACTAATATCATCATTTAGATCCTTTTCGTCTATTAGCAGTTCTAGATTTTATCGTTAAATTCTTACGGCCATTGGTTCCCCCTTTGCTCAGGGGTTTCTTATGGTCTACTTCTTTCCCGTCACCCTTAGAAACTCTACCTTTAGATTCCATGAGTCTTCTGGCTTTGTTTCGTAAAGCTCGGTTCTTTCGTTGTTTCAAAGTTCCGTGGTACTCATCGTACTCTTTACGGTAATTCCTAGGTTCTTTCCTTGGCACAGCACCCCTCCGATTTATCTAAGGACTCTGAGCAGTCTTGAGGGTTCTCACAGCATTTGTTTTCTTGGGGATCCATACTTTCTCCTTCTTAGGTATCCTAGGTTAATCCTTACTGTTTCTCTTCTTTTTTCTAAGTGAGGTTCCTAGTATCCTAGGGGGCTTCACCTATAGTAACCCTATTCGTCTATATCCAAGAAGGAGGTTTAGGTTTAATACCAATAGCATTATCCATAAACTTATCAAGTTCAGACCTAAAGGCTTCTTCTTTTCGTCTTTTCATTTGATCGTCAGCATCCTGAGCCATCTGTTCTGTCCAGTAACTCACCGCCATTGCTAGGACATCTAGACGGTCATCGTGAGCTAATGAGCCTTTTACTCTTGTGATCCTAGACATTTGGTACATAAGTTGGTATCGAATAGCCTTGTCTGGCGGGAGATGCCTAGTTGAATCGAAGTCTTTCTCTACTACTTTCCGATCAATCACAAGTTTATGAGCAGTCATAGGAGGCTCTAAGGTATCTATGATTCGTCGTTCCTTTTGGATACTGTGTTTTACTTCTTCGGTAGACACTCGGTATATTTTGCTTAACACAGGCTTCATGAGTTGGGTAAACATGCCATCACCAAAGTTAGCCTCGATACGAATCAAATTTACCTCTTGTTCCTTAGCAATCATAGCCAGTCTTTTTAACACGTCTTCTGAGTAACCTCCTGAAAGTCCTCCAGCATCTGTAACAAACAAGAATCCATTCAACATCTTGACAACAGCATAGGAAGTTTCATCAGCCCCACGACCTGAAGGGTCAATAGCCATCACAGAACCTGTGTAGTCAGCCCAAGCTCCACCAGCCAGCGTTAAAGGCCCATAGAATCTGTCTCCAGCCATCCCAACATTAGGCAGGTCTTGAATCATGTTCTCTGCTGAAGCTCCCCATATAGGCTTCTCAGGGCCTTGTAAAGGATTCAAAGACATAACTATTAAATCTGAGAGCTTCAAAGGGTACCGATCAGCATCAGCAAGGCTAGTATCGAGCATAAACTGGAGGTTAAACCCAGTACGTCCATAGGAAGCCTCACGTTCCATAAGGTCTGTCTCATCGAATCGCTTAGGATCTGTAGGTTTTCCTACTAATTCTTCGTCTTCTTCTATTCTAGAACTAATATATGGTGCTAAAGCGTTCCCATATCCAGTTCTTTGTGTCTTTTTAGGGAACTTAGCGGGCCAAATGCGTACATTGAACCCTCTTTCGGGTAAAACTGAGTACAAACTGGCCTCTGTTTGGGGTGTTCCGAGTACTACAATCTCTCCATTGGGCTTAAGTACCGCATCAAACTCCTTAATAGCCTCGGATATTTTGTCTCTCATGGTCTGAGTTGCTGAGTTGTTCAAAGATTCTACGTCGTCTGCGATAATTAAGTCAGCTCGAGATCCTGTAATCTGTGAGAAGATTCCCTTACTTACTACTGAAGGAGCGTGACTTGCCCCAGCAAGAGCAACATCAAAAGCAATCTTACTATTTCTCTGTGAGTCCGATGGTTTCAAGTGTTGCAACACCGGCATGTCTGAGATAAGTCTTAGAGTAAAAGTACTGAAGTCATCGGCTCTTTGTTTAGAACCAGATACCACCAAGATATTTTTATCAGGATTTAGCAACAACTGGTGACATACATACGCCGAGGTAATCCAAGATTTACCCACTCCTCGGAAGGCTTCAATAACTCTTCTCTTAGGGCCATTCTGTACATACTCAGCAATGTCGTATTGAATAGGAGTAGGCTCAGGAAGTTTAAGGTGATCCCAAGCTAAAAATAAAAAGTTTCTAAAGTCGTGTAGAGGATTAGTCATATTAAGATTTTCGTGATTTGGCTCCAGAACACTTCCATCGTTTTCTGGAAAGACGCAACGGACTGTTTGGATCTTTAGCAGCCTTTGGGTGTTTCTTCATTTGTCCTAATGATCTAGCACAATACGAATCACCTTTGCTAGTTCCGGGGCGTACCCTAGGGCCTCCACCTTTAGCTTTACCTGCTTGTCCGTAGCTTACTTTTCTTTTACGCCCTGTTTTAGGATTGCGTACAATTTTAGCTCTTGCTTTTCCTTTTGCGGGGCGTGCCATTATTTCTTACCTTTCTTTTTCCAACTAATTCTTGCAGGGCCTTTTTTCCTTTTTGCAGCCGCTGTGCATTGGGCTTTGGTAGGTCTGCAAGCAGGATAAGGACGTTTACTTCCTCCAGTAGCTGACTTTCGTCCACAAGGTTTTCCTGTTTTGCAGTCAATCCAGCCTTTACCACGGTTTCTACTAAACCATTTTCTTAAGCCTTCGCTACTTTTTTTTGCCACTTTTATTCCCCCAGTTAGCAGCCCCTACTTTACGGCATCTAACTAAAGCACCAGAAGCGTAAGCCGAGGGCCATTTTTTGTATCGAGACTTTACCTTGTGGTAACAAGCGTCTCGCTTTGCTATTTTACGTTTAGCCATTAACACTTACCTTTTTTCTTAGATTTAATTTTCATACTAGCTTTTGATTTTTTACCCGATTTTTTCTTTGTATGATAAGGCATTGCTATTTCCCTACTTTCTTCATAGCTTTTTTGTGAGCAGAACTAAATGAATCACCAATCATCATTCGCTGTTTCATGAATTTCATGTGTTCTTTAGAGTGATGCTTACTATGTTTTTGCATCGTAGTCTGTTGTCTTTTAGTTAATTTCTTCTTCACAATCAATCCTTCCTACGATCCTCTGGATCTAATTTTCCTGTGCGTTCCCAATCGGGAGGCAAGTCGTTCATTAATCTCATAAGTAATTCTAATCTTACTATAGAATTGTCTAACGCACGGCATCTGTCGATAAGTTTTATTATCATGGCGTTATTTGCGTCAAGTTTAGAAACAAGACTAGACTTTAACCATGAAATCATTAGCCATACAGCAGCTCCGGCTCCCATAGCAGCTGCAATAGGAAAGCCCACATCCTTTATTAGGACGGTGATCTCTTCCATTGATTGCATGATTTATCCTTTATTAAGCTGTTTCAGCATTTACATTGAATGGTAATATCTTTGCTAAGTTTGCCATAGGCTCACTTTGTTTTGTTCCTGCTTCTATTCCATTATCTTTTAGGAATTGACGAGCAACATTTAAGTCAGATGCTTGGCATTCTCCTGACACAACTCTATGAAGTAGCTCATTAGCAACGGCGTTGTGTAAATCTTGTAATATTTTTTCGTCCATTTTAATTCCTCAATTCGTCTCGAACATTGAATATGTCGTCAAGTTCGTAAGTATCTGTAATATTAGAGAATAATTGATCAGTACCTAAAGTTCCTTCCGCTACGCAATGACACGCTGTAGGAGGCCCACTTGAGTAAGTATTCCCTGAATCAATAGGATGATTAAATTTAAAAGCTAAATACCCTTCTGTTTTTTCTCGCAATTCTGTTGATTCATCTTTAAAGCCAATCACTTCGTAAATTTCGCAATGATCTGCGGCATTATCTCCAGTATCGTTAGGTTCTGCACCAATGCCTAAATTAGAAGCGTCTATATCTACACGCACATTAGTAGCGTCTGCATAAGTAAAGGCTTGTGTAACTTTTCCGTCATTAGATAATTTTAAAACCATTCCTTTGCCAGTTCCTGATCCGCCGTCAGTATCTCGTGAAGCTACAACAAGTGCATTACTTCCGTTTGCAAATGTTTTAGAAGTATTCCCACTTTGAGAAGGGGCGGATAAAGAAGACCCTGTAGTGTTTGGGCTTGATGTATCGTCAGATTCAATTAAAATTTGCATACTTCCTGCATTGCCTTTTGTGTGAATGGCAGTTTTATATGGGTCAGTACCTTTAACCACAATGTTAAAATCAGAATAAAAAGCCGCATTTGAAACTACAAATTGATTTCCTGAATCTCCGGCATCATTCTGTAAAAACACAGCCATTGTTAAAGGCCCGGTTCCTGTGTCAAACGGCCCTGCGTCAGCACTATGGAGATTTTCATACCATGTGCCATCAGCAGCGGTTCCGTCCCCGTCTACAAAGCTAGTAGCAAACTTTTTACCATTTTGTCCCCTACCCACAACAGGCAAATTAGTATGTTTTCCAGTCATATCAGAATTAGCAGCAGCAATGCTTCCTCTATTCACCCAAGTAGCACGAGTAATGTCTTCGCTTTTATACCAGCCAGTTGCTGCATCGTCTATTGGTTTCCATAAAGGCATATTAAACTCCTAAAAAGCTAGATAATGTAGTTCCGTTAATGTCTACTGAGACTCGCATTTGAGGGAACAGAGTCACTACAAACGCTTTAGTTTCCGCAGCACTTGCAACAGTTGTATGACTTTTAACAAGACTCCAATCGGCTCCTGTTAAAGATCCATATAATTCGACAACAGATCCAGAACCTCCAGTTCCAGTTTGATGTATTACCCAAGTACCTGTTCTAGGCATGTGCATGCCCATGTCGGGTTTAACTGTTGATGCTTCGTAAGCGGTGTCTCCAGCTCCGTCTTTAATAGCATCAGTTGTGATTGCTGAATGAAATGTGTAACCTTGCATATTTTTACTCCACTTTGAGATATTTAACTAAAAGAGATACGGCGGCTCCGACCATCGCAGCAGCACCGAGTACCCAACTTTTACTTTGTTCTAGGGTACGAATACGTTTTTCTTGTCTAGATAACTCTTCATCTACAAGAGATTGCCGAGTTATCAAAGCATCTACTTTGCCCTCTAGTCTACCTAGAGCTACTAATATCTCTTCGTTCATTAGGTACTCCCTACTCTTAAATACTGAAAGTATGTTTTGTTTAAAGCAGTATCACCTTGTATTGTAGCAACGCCGTTAGAATCCCATCGGAACTTCGCAACTACTTTACTTGTATCAGATACATCTAATGGAGTAGAAGCATGAAGAGTCATTTTAGGAGCATCCGTATGTACAGACCCAAAAGCATCTGCTAATTGCACATAAGAAATAGAGTCAGCCGTATCGTCAAAATTTCCAGTAGCAAAAATGCTTATCCCCAAACTAGAAACATCAGCACTAGCTCTTTGAATATTTGCAGTACAACTTACTAAGTATACACCAGTTTGAGGGAAGATCATTTCTCCACCATCTCGTCCTCCGCTAAACTGAGAAGAAGACACTACGTTACTTAAAGGAGAACCTGCGTTTATTATTAAATTGTTACCGTTTGTTCCTGTATCTCGTTGAGTAAGGGTTAAAATATTACTTGATCCGCTTACAAGAATTTCACCGTTGTGTCCACTTGCGTGTACAATACAAGATTTTAACGCTTGAGCTATATCGGTATTACTTCCTGCTACACTAAATTGATTACTTCCTTCAGCAGTAGTATCAGCATGTCCTGTGTAAGTTTTTAAAAGACCTCCTGTAGACCGAAGAATAATAGTGTCGCCTGCGTTTGGCCCCGGATCGTTTACAGTTATAGTTGCCGTAGCAGCCGAAGCAGCAGACATAGTACCTACGCCTTTAAACCCATATCCACCTTGAGGTGTTGTTCCTGATTCTTCTAAATTAGCATTAATAAAAGCATTAGTAGCAGACGTAGTTATATCTGAAGTAATTCTAAACTGTCTAAAAAGAGTAGGGCTTTCAAGAAACTTTGAGGAGTCTGTGTTATCCGCATGTCCAGATAATGATATTTGAGATATTTGTAAACCTGTTGCCATTTGTTTTTCCTTTTTAAATTATATACGCTGCTATTCTAAACCGCATGTAGTCGTAGCTGCTACTAGTTTCTGTGAACGTTGCTATTAAATGGTTAGCGTCTACACCAGATCCATTGTATAACCTAACTCCACTACTTCCTGATGGAGAATCAAAGTAAAAAGTTTCAGAATTTGGGAAATACAAGATAAAGTAAGCATTTAAACCTCTTGTACTAACGCCAGAAACTCCAGTTTCATTTACATCAGACTCACTACTAAATCTAGCTGGGTCAGTACTTGAAAACACTTGAGCAGAATTAGATGAACTCGCCGTTGCAAGTAGCACAGATTGAGTAGGAAGATTTTTAGGCTCTACTAAATCAGGAAGTCCCATAGTTGATCCGTTATTTGTAAGAGCTGCAACTTGTAAAAGAACTTTAGCGTAGTTTGTAACGCCAGATAAAGTTACAGATGCGTTTCCACTTACCCCCGCATTATCTCGAAGAACTGTAGTTGTAGATCCAGATGCTATTTGAACTAAGTTTCCTGAACTTCTAAGTTGACTTATAGGAGAAATTTCGTCATCCACATATTTCTTAGTAGCAGCATCTTGATCGGATGTAGGATCTACTACGTTTGCAATCTTGTGGGTATTCGCATTAATAGTTGTAGTACTAATGCTTAAAGTTGTAGTGCCATTACATGCAAATGCAAGAACACCAGATCCGTTTTGATACATTCCTGTATTCTGGTCGGTAGAAAAACTATAAACAGGAACACTAGCCGAGCCAGTATTAGATACAAGGAATCGACCAGTAGAACTATTATTTGCTTGTATAATTCCAGTATCATGGAATACAGCACAAGTTGTACCGTTTGTTACAATATTTAAATGATCAAGATTATGATCGTATGTAATTTTACCCACACTATTTGAATCAGCGTCCGCAAAGAAAATTCTACCTGCATTACCGTTACCACTTCCAATAGTTATTCCAGAATCCCCAGAACCTTCGATAAATAGATCATCACCCGATGCATGAGGACTTACTCCAGAAGTTCCAGTAGTAACGTGAAGTTTCGCAGAAGGAGAGTTTGATCCAATGCCTACATCGCCGTCAGATTGCACACGGATTCTTTCAGTAGCGTTAGTAATAATTCTTAAGTCGTGTGCAGTAGACGAACCTATAAACGGATTGTTACTGTCTGTTCCCATGTAGATATTACGAGTGCCGTCACCTATTTGCATAGAAGCCGATCCGCTTCCTAAAATATCTATTTCACGAGCAGGAGATGTAACACCTATTCCTAGTTTTCCTGTACTGTCTATAGTAGCTCGTGTAGCTCCGTTTACTCGGAATGCTAAGTTTTCAGTAGCGTCAGAAGCATGGGTATAAATAATTGCACCTGCATCGGAATCCGCAGAGTCAGCAAACATAATAGCACCGCTACTTGTAGTCCCTGATCCAATAGTTATTCCTGCATTTCCGCTGTTTTCTATAAACAAAGTATCTGCGTCATCGCTTGCAGTTGCTGAAGAATCTCCTTCTTGTATGTGAAGTAATTCTTGTGGAGATGCAGTTCCAATTCCAATGTTTCCATCTGAGTCTACATTTGTAAATACGTTTCTAGATACTCCAAAGTTTCTACAACGAACTGTGGAATCCGTAGTAAGCCCTAATCCTGTTCCACTTCCTGAAGCATTGTTTGCTCCAAATCCAATAAGAGTTAATGAGTACACTCCTCCAGATTCTGAAATGGTGTAGTCAGTTGTTGGGTGCTGCAACACTCCGTTTACTTCTACAAGAAACATAGTCTCATCTGTATTCAAAGGAACTGGGTGAGTAACCCTGTCTGTTCCGTGGTTTAAAGAAAATACAGCGTTGTCATTGCTTGCATAAGTTGTTATTGCAGCATCGTCAGATCCTGAGAAATTCCACGCTTGCGGAGTAGAAGTTCCAGTACCAAATAATTGAGCAGTATTAACATATCCAATAGTAGCTGCAAAGTGATCTTCTACTGCTATTGTAGAGTTTGCAGTAGGCACTAAAACATTCTTAATAATCTTATTGTTGGCGTTGTATCGGTCATCGGCATCCAAAGGAAGCGTAGATTTACCGTCTTCTATTTCTTGAGCTGCAAAGAGTAGTTGGTTTACTTGGTCGTTTAGATCGTCGGCTTTTAGTACAGCTCCGTCAGCAAAAGTTTTAGCAGCCGTGGTTACTGGAGTAACTCGGAATATCCGAACAGTATGGCCTGTGGTTATTGCTGAGTGAACAGCGGCATCTGTAATAGTAACTGTTAAAGACGTAGTATTTGTCGCTGTAAACTGAGAAGTAGTCAACTCAGTAATAACGTCGTTAGCATCAATAACTTTTACACCAAGATCAGAGAGCGAGAGAAATTTTAAGTTTACATTCGTGTAAACCGACTGCCCCGCTGTTGGGGTAATTTCAACAAAACTGTTAGCCATTTATTTATCTCCTACGATCTGTTGCTGGTAAATCTGATGAACTTACTAAATAATCTGCGGCTTGTGATACAGCAGGAATTCTAGTAAACCACGCAAGTCTCATTAAATCTCTTGCGTCTTTCTTTGAAAATGGGTCATTTCCGGTTGCGGCTCCTCCCATTTCTTTTAACATAAATTCCGCATTTTTTAACAGGCTCCAAACTACAGAGCCTTCTATTGGGTTAATTCCTAATCCTGTAGTCCTCATTGAAGGACTAAACAAAGGTTTTCCATGTGTCATTGTTGATGCAGTATCTAAAAGCATAGGGAATACTGTACTGTAACTAGACCTCATAATAGCTGATTTTATTGCTTCTTCAGTAGAAAGTCTTTCAGCCAGCCATGCTTCTCTTTCATACGGATCTACTGCGAGAGAGCGTCCGTAAGTAAGTAACATATATGAGAGATACCCCAGTCCTGCGGAGCCTACAACATTAACTGCTTCTGCTACATCCCCTCTTGCAACTCCTGCGGCTAATTGTTTAGCTTTGCTTCCCATCATAAATGTGCGATATTGCATTAATAATTTCATTACAGGCCCTTGAACAGGCCCAAATCCTGTAGTCATCCATAAAGGAAGTTCTCCTAAAGACTGCCTTTGAACTGAATTGTCCACTCCTCTTCTAATTGCAAGAGCTAATCGGTCATACGCATCTTGGTCTTTTACCTTCGTAAAATCAATGTCTATTACCTTATAGTCACCTAGATGCCCTGCTCGTACTTTAACAACATCAGGGTCAGTTAAAGCCTTGATAACTCTTTCAATTTCCTCGTCTCTTAATCCAAGTTCTTGAAATCGTGTTCGACTTCTTCTCCACCACGTGTCTTCTACTACTCCTTTTCCGTTTTTAATTGAGTAGGCTTTATTTACAAAGTTTTGAAAGTGAGCTTTTGCCGCCCAGCGTCTAAGAAATGTATCCATTGGCATAATTCCTAAAGGATTTAACATAGATACTTCTCGTCCTAATTCGTTGTACCTGCTAATTGCTCCCCAAGTTCCTGTTGCAGGAAGCTCAGGATCGCTTGCCATATCGTCGATTCGTCTAAGAAAATGTTCTCCAGCGTGGTACTCAGTTCCTGCTCCTATAAAAGTTTCAAGTTCAGCTGCTACTTTGTCATTAAGACGGCCATCAACTCCTCTAAGTCCTTTTTCTTTTCGGATGCCCATTAAAAATGTTTCAGCAAGTTCGCCCATAGAAGGAAATGCCTGAATAGAAGAAGTTAAAGACGACCTCATCATTACGTTAGCAATTTCAGGAAGCTGTGCTAATCCTAAATACTGCCCAATAGTTGACTGAGCAAACGATTGAATGCCAATAATCATTCTTAAATTCTTAGGGTCTACATCCCACAAAGGAATTCCACTTAAACTTCTTAAAGCCATTTTAGCAGCTTCTGTTACATACTCTTCATCTTCTCCGGCTTGTCGTGCTGCTTTTTGAAGTCTACTAAACACGTCATCAAATGACATATTTTCTTTTCCTTCTCCAAATACGGCTCTAAGACTTTTTCTAACTTCAACAGCTCCTAACACTTTATGTGCATATTGGCCTGTTATAGATTGAATGTCTCTGTTAA